ATAAAAAATGGTAAAAGTGATATAACTAATTTTATAAATGTTAATAAAGTATTATGTAATTTAATTTCTAATGATTATGAAAATAGATATGAGCTTGAAGAGATAATTACTTTTTTAAGTTAATGATTTTCTTATAAAAATTTAATAAAAAATTATATATATATATATATATAATGAAATTCAAAATTTATTATAATACTTTGGTAACATATTTAAATAATAAAAAAAGGAAAAAACTTTTAGAAATATTAAATAATCAATTAGGAGGAAGTACTAATTCATTTGATAATGATTCTGATAATGAAGAAACAAAAGATAATAGTTTAAAATTTAAAAAAAGTAAAAGAAATAATCAATTTGAAGAATTTGATATAGGTACTAATCTATTTGAAGAAGAAGAGAAAAAAAAAGAATTAATTAATAAATTAAAACATGAACTAACATGTCCTATATCTCTTAAAATAATGATAGATCCTGTTTCTGGTTCAGATGGTATTACATATGAAAGAAATTCTATAATAGAATGGTTAAATATAAATCAATTATCACCGTTTAGTAAACAACGTATGACTATTAGAGATTTGGTTCCTAATCGTAGTTTAAAAAATTTTATTGAATTTACAATTGATAAAGGTATATTAGATTTTGAAGCAACAAAAGAATACCTAGATAATAATCCAAATAGAAATAATAATGAGTTGATTAATATTATTAAAAATAAAATTAATAATAAAAATGTTAATTTATTTGAAATTCCTGATAAGTATAAAATCCCATTCATAGAATCTATAACTTTTGATTATCAAAATTTTGAAAATAAAACAACTAAAAATATTTTATTAAAATTAAAAGATAGAAAATTGTTAATGAGTCAAAATCAATTTTATAATAAAAAAGGAAATAATAATTTACAAAATAATGAATTACAAGATTTAATTATTAAGTTAAATAATTCAGATGTTAAAAATGATGTAATAACTTCTATTAATGGAATAAGGAACAATAGATTTCGTAGTGTAATGAAAAATGATGCACAACGTCCAGTAGTACCATATATTGTTATTGATATGGGATTATATAAAGGTAATTTATGTGAGTTGATTATTCATTCAAAGAATGGTATTTATCAAACAAGCTTATATTATAAATATAGTCAAAGAGGAAACAGTAAAATTAATGATTTTAATTACAGCAGTTATAAAGAATTTAGTAATATTTCGGATTTAGTTGAAGAAATTATTAATATACATAATAATATAAATCGTCAAACTCAAAATATGAACAGAATAATTATAGGAGGTTCTTCAAGTACCAGTAATTTAACTTCATCATCATCTAAATTAAAATTTAGTTTTAATGATCTTATTTTTCCAGTAAATATGAAAGGTGTAAAAAAAGTTTTTCATTTAAATATGATTAATCAATTACAAAACGAAAAAAAAATTGAGGATTATTTAAATGAATTTAATATAAAAATTCGAGATGATAGTGTTAATAATTCTAAATCTTCATCTTCATCAAATAAAGATTTATTACAAGATGAATTTACAATAGGTGAACCAAATTATAAATCATCATCAACATCATCAACATCATCAACATCATATGAAAAATTATTAAAAAGTATATCACCAGAAAAATTAACACTAGATGAATTTAAAATAGATAAACCAAATGATGAATCATATTATATAAAACAATTAAATGAAAGAGAACCACATTTAACTGACATAAATTTAAATGAATTAAATATATTATTAAATTTAAATAAAAATGATGATGAAGAAATTAAAAATATTTTATTAGATAAACTATTTTCAGAAAATTTTGATGAATTAATAAAAGAAGAATTAGTAAAAGATAAATTATTACCATTTATAAATATTAAAGATGTAAATTATTTTCCCAATTATGATGATAGTTATGATACTTCATCGTTTATAAGTAATTCAAACTACTCAATAGAATCATTTTTTATAAAAGAGATAAGAGTAAAAAATAAATACATAAGTAATAAAAAAGATGTTATAATTCAAAGACATATTTTATTGAAATTATATAATAATAAATATTTATTAATTAGTCAAAAAAAATCTCATTTGGTAGATTCTGATCAAAATTTTGAGGAAGGTTTTAGAAAAATATATTTTGATTTAAATAATCTTCCAAATTACAGAAATATAGTTAGGGAAGATTTTCGTATAGGTAGATTATTTAAAGAACATTTTGGATTTTTTTCAACTATGGGTAATGATTTTGCTATATTGAATATTAATTTTAATAAAGACCAAGATATATTTTTTAATGGAGAAGATTTAGGAATAAAAAACATACCACAATATAGAAGATATAGTCATGCACAAGAAAAAATGTTAATTGAAAAAGCAAGTGAGATATTATATGGAGTAATTGAAATAGGTGAAATAAATAATGAAATAATAATTAATTCTTTTAATGAAAACATAAATGAATTATATACAAATATAAAAGTAATTGATAAAAATTTTAATAAAAAATTTTATGATAATGAAGATAATATTGAAGAATTAAAAAATATTTTATTTCAAGAAATATTTTCTATTAATAAAAATGAACCCTTATTTAAAGAAGGAATAGAATCAAAAATAATAATTAACAATTGAGTCTAAGAATATATCATAAAAATGAACTTTATATAGATATAAAAAATATTATATAACTAGATGAGGTTGAAGAGATAATTAGTATTTTAAGTTAATAATTTTCTTATAAAAATTTATAAAAAAATTATTAAACTTAGATTATATCTCATGTAGTTTTTTTGAAAGTTATATCTTAGTTACTGAATAATAAAAATTGATGATTATAAGACATAATTATCAAATTAAAGTTAATTGATCAAGATAATTATTAATGTTTATTGAAGCGATTATAATATCAAGTAAAGATTGTTTATCTTCTTCTAAACAAATATTATGATTTGGTATAACAGGATCTATAATTACAAAGTTATCAATAGAACTAAAAATATTATTTTTAATTATAATTTTAGAATAAGATAATTTTTTTTTATTAGAAAAACTTTGTTCAGTATCTGAATTTAAAAAATATCTATTTAAATCTTCTTTAGGAATTCTAGATGAAATAAATTCAAATATTTTTTTCATCATTAAAATTGTAAATATTTCATATTTTTTTTTTTTTGAAATTACAATATCATTTTCGCTAAATTCTTCATGATCTGATTTAACTTTGTATGTATTTGAAATATAATCTATAACTAAATTAAAATTTTCTTTAACAATTTTTATACATAATACTTCAATAAAATATTCTGATACAACTTTTTTATTATTTTCATTTAAAAAAATAATTTCTTTTAATTTGTCAGAATTATTTTTGGTAAATCCAATAAAATTATTATTTAAGTTTACAGTATTAACATTAGTTACTTCATTAGTTACAAAATATTTAAATAATCTAATAATATTTTTAATTTCAGATCCAAAAAAAGAATTATCATTTAAATTTCTCTTTATATATTCTTGTCTATCTTTATAATAATATCCAATAATATCTAGACCTAATAAATTTTTTTCTGAAATTAAATAATTATCTAAATTATTAATATCATATTTATTTAAATATAAATTTACTTTATTTACATTATTAAAAACAATTTTATCATTTTTTTTACAAATATTATTAGTATTAATCTTATATTTTGTAAATATAATTTCTATTATAAATATATCTCCAATAATGATATCAATACCTAAATAATTTTTATCTTTACGTATTATTTTAACAAACTCATTTAATCTATTTTCAAAAATTTGTAAATTATCTTCATAGTATTGATATTTTGGATAATCAAAATCAAAATTAATATTACTATTATTTAATTTATTTAAAATTTCAGAAATATTTTGAATTTTCCCTTCAAAATTAATTATATCTTTACTGGAATAACTTACATCATTTATATAATCATTATTTTTTGTAATATCTTCTGAACTTATAGAAGATTTACTATTATTTTTATTTGATTTTAAAATATGAAATTTATTTTCCATATTATTTCCGTTTTTTAGAATTGAATATATTTTAGAAACATCAATTTCTTTTTTAATAAATTTTTCTATAATACTTATATTATTTAAAAAAATATTATTTTTTTTTAAAGATTTATTATTAGAACACATTTCTATTACGTAAGTAAAACGTCCAATATATAAACCATTTAATAAATTAGTATTATTTTTAATTGATCCATTAAATTTACAAAATGTTTTAATAGGTAGTTTTAAAATATTTTTTTGAATTAAATCAAAAAAATAATCATTAATTTTATTCAAATATTTATTCTTTTTTGAACAAAACATTAAATCTTTATTTAATAACGAAAAATCTCTATTTAAATACAAGAAGTTATCTTGTAATAAATTTTCATCCTCAGATAGATTTGATACAAAAGTATTATTTAATTTATAAGATTTTTGTGAATCTACTGTAAAATCATCATATTGCATTTCTACCGTACTTGTTGAACTTGTTATACTTTTTAGTTCATAAAAATTACTATTTTGATTTGGATTAAATAAATTTGTAATAAATGAAAGATGATTATTTACCTTTTCATATTTCAAATTTAATTCATTTAATTCTTTTTTCAAACTTAAATTTTCATTTTTTAAGATTAAATTTTGTTCTATTAAATAGTTGTAATCAATATTACTATTGAAGTAGTTGTTATTGATATCTTCATCATCATATAAATTTGTTGATGTTAATAGTGTTCCATCAAATATATTTGAACTATTTGTATTAAACATATTTATTCAATTCAAATTATATTATACTTTTAGTTAATAATTAAATTATTTAATTAGAATAAATTTTTTTCAAATTTTTCTAAAAATTTAGAAATTATAATAAAAATTTTATTATAAAAAAAAAAAATTATAAAAAAAAAAGATTTAAATCAAAAATTATTCAGTCGACATTTCTAAACAATTTATGATCAAATCATGGAGTGGTTCATCATACATCATTGATGCTCCTTCATAAAAAAGTTTATCATTATCCTTATAATGATCTAAGGCTGTTTCCATATCAAATTTATCAATATTTTCCCAATGATTAATTAATACATTATGATAAACTTTATGTAAAGAATCATAATCAAGGTCTATATATTTTTGGGAATTTTGTCTACATTTTAAACGAAATGTAGGGAAAGTTGGTTTTGACATTTTTGGTTTGCTCGTGGTTTTGATTTGTTTTCTTGATAACCTTTCCGGTTTGTTGTTTTATTGATTTGTTTTGTTTTGTTTTGTTTTATTTTTTTGGTTACCTGACTTATTTAAGGAAAATCCATAGAATTTTATTTTTCAATTTTTTTAAATTTAATTAAGTTAAATAATATAAAAATTATAATATGGAAGATTTTGTAGACATAGAACTTAATGAGTGTATAGTATGTCAAGAATATAATAATGAAAAATTAATAGAATACAAACATAAATGTGGTAAATATTATATTCACAAAAAATGTTTAAAATTATGGTTTAAGAAACATAATAATGAATGTATAATATGTAGAGATAAATTTGATCCTAATATAGAAAATAATAAAGATAAACAATTTTGTTTTTATTTAATAATAATTTTTTCATTATTCATAATATTTTTAATAATATTATTATTTTATTTAATGTTATTCATTTAGATCACTATCAATTTAAAATGGACTTGTCCATATTTCATCTACTAACTCACCTGCTATATTTGTAGTATATATAACTACACTTTCAAAAATTATATCAATATAATCATGTTCAACAATTTTGTCAGGTATTTGATTATTGTAATTTAAAGTAATATGATGACTTTGTAAAGGTGGTGCATTACCAGTACCATATTTATAATGTAAACCTTTTCTAACTTGTTTTTCATTTTCAGGTAAATTATTTATCCAAGGAGGTAAATTATCATCTGTTCCAGGAGTTAATGCCTCAATGTCTTTTAGAAATTCAAAAAAATCTAAAGTAATTTTATCATAAATATTTTTTTTATCATCATCTAATTTTAAAAGTTGGTATTTTCCTTTATATTCAGTTTTATTTGATTTACAATTTTCAAATATTTCTTTGTAATAACTTTTATTAGATAATAAGTAATTTTTTATATTCTCAAGTTTACTTGAGTAAGATTCATCATCTTTTAAATTTACAGGAGCTAATGATTTATGTTCTAATGGATTTACTCCATTTTTTCTTAAAAAAGCTACTCTTAATCTGAGTGTCATTATTTAATTAGTTAATTTATTTATTATATTAAAGTTAATTTTATATTTATAAGTTAGATATAAAATTTTTCAATTTTTTTTAAATTATAATAATATTATATAAAAAGATATATTGTATATATTATATAAATATGGAAGATTTAAAACCATTTATTCAAAAACTTTCTTTTAATAAAATAATTGATAATAAATTTGATTTAGTTAAATCAAAATATTATAATGAACCATTATTTAGTTTAGGATATCATTATTATCTTAAACAAGTTAGACAAAAATTAAATTCTGATGATTTAATTAATAGAAATTTTTATTTAGTTTTAAGTAATTTTGAAATAAACGTACCTGAGTATGAAGATGATTTAGAAAAATTATTAAAAAAAAAATTAAAATTAGAAAATTTTTATAGTAGAGATTTTTTTAAAGTATGGGAGATTTTAAGTTATTTTGATATATTAAGTGATGGTGGTATGAAGACATTATGTTTATCAGAGAACGGAGGATTTATAAGTGGTATTAATTATTTTAGGGAGTATTATTTTAGTAGTAAAAGTGATAAATTAAGTTATGAGTTTAAAGGAAAAAAGGAGGAGTTTAAGTTAAAGGACACTAAATTTAATAAATTAGATAAAAATAAACCGTTAGAGAGTTTTGAAACTTCAAATTCATTATTAACAGTAACAGATATTAACAAGTTTATTAAGGATAATAAAATATTAAATATCGATTTAATAACTTGTAATGGTTCAGACAAGGATGAAATTTATTTATATAAATATTTGTTAAGTAATATATTATTAGTTTTAAAAGTACAAAGTAAGAATGGTAATTTTATTTTAAGATTAAATGATATTTATACAAATTTTACTTTAAAGATGATTAATATTTTACATGATTGTTATAAAGAAGTTTATATATGTAAACCTTTATTTAGTAGAGATTATACAAATGAAAAATATTTAATTTGTAAAAATTTAAATATGAGTGATAAGGATAAAAATAATTTAATTAGTAAATTAGAGAAAATATTAAATGATTTTAATAAAAGTAATTTAGTAATTACTGATTTAATTTCTGATAAAGTTTATAAAATGGAAGAAATAAAAAGTATTGTTACTATAAATAATAATTTAAGTAATAACGAACATAATAATATTAATAAGATTATTGATTATAGAAATAAAAAAAATTATTTTGGAGAGGAGTATAATAAATTTAGAAATAATCAAATAAAAAATACAGATTGGTGGTTTAATACTTTTATAAAAAAAAATTATAAGGAATTAATTAAAAATTTTACAAAATAATTATATGAAAATTTACATTTTTTCATAATAAAAAATGTAAATTGAAATTAAATATAATATGAATTTATTTCGTGCATTTTTTTTTTCATTTAATATTGCTTCTTTATTTGTTTTACAGAACCAATCGAATCTAATAAATAATTTTGAAAAGTCTAATTTTTTTATATGAAAAAATGTATGACCAAAATCAACAATATTCTTAATAACTGTTGACAAAATACTACAATATAATCTATTCAAATTAAAATTTTTAGAAGTAAATTTATCTTTAAAAGTAAAATGATAAATATCAACTATAAATTCAATAATCCAAAATATAGTTAATAATTTTAAGATATTAGGATCATAAATTGAGAATATTAAAGAAAATAATGTCAATTCAATAATATTTGGATAATTAACATAACAATATTCAGGATGCTCATACATTAAGTATCCATCTCCTTGTGTCCAATTAAAAAATCTAAATATATTGATATTATCATCTTTTCCATCACTCCACCAAGGATGAATACAAATAGCTGTTTTAACACTTTTTAATGGTTGATTAAATTCATTTTTTATATCTAAACAATATTTAATATCTTCACCACCACCAGTTTTAATATAATCTTTAAATCTAATTTCTTTATTAGGTCTCTTTAAACAAATATTGGCTGTTACACCCCATGGTGGATTGTTAATTTTTTCTGAAATTGAATAAAAATAAGTAATGTAACTCATTTCAATTCCAGATTGAATATAATTAGTTGCTTTAGGTATTATTGTATTACGAAGTATACTAAAGAAAGCCTCGTACTTTAGTGCGAGGATGAATTTAGATTATTATATTTAGATTTATTATACTAGTATTAATTTAATATTCTTGATATAAAAAAACTTTTTTCTATATTTATTCATTTAAATAGATATTTATATATATTTAATATATGGCTTCTGATGTAAGTATTAAATCTTATCATATTAAACATAACTTATGTTTGGATAGTTTATTAGATAATGCAAAAAAAATAGCTGACTATGCTGTAGATAATAAAAATAATAAAAAATTATTAACATCAAAATATGTTAAACATTTTAATCTACCTAGTGCAATAAGTAATCAA